GAGCATTTTTTTATAACGTGTCTCAACCCCCTTGAGAGTCTCCAGCCCCCTGAAATATTTGAGGGGTGCATAGATTTTACCTTCAGATTTACGCAACTGTCCAACCTTCTTGGTGATGGCTGCATCACTGAGAGGCATCTTACTTTTTCCCGAGATTTATATTTGTCATCACCGCGTTTCCGTTGTTGTTACGGTTGAATAATTTCACGTTTTCCAACTGTCGTGATATTTCATTTACTTTGTTCATCTGTATATAATTTTTGGTCAGATTGTCTACCAGCTGTGAGAGTTTCAACTTATGCTCAGGAGTCTTCGTTCTCTTCCAAGCTCGTTGAATTTTAATCGCAGCCTCGCGGTTACGGTTGGTAGCTAGACTAGATAGGTTAACTAACTGATCAATTTTATTTTTTATTTTTTTATCAAGTTCTTTACGTTTACTTATATAATTAAAGAAGGGTTTTGGTTGAGGCATTCTTATTTTGTAATAATATTTTTATCACATATACTATTTGAGATATTTTATAGCTGACCCAATACTCGAATAAATACATTTCCCAAATATGAGCTCCCCTGTTGTAGGGTTATAGTACCCATTCTTACCATTTAAGGTTGCTCTGTGTAAATCACCCATATAAAAAATACAATATTATAATATGTAAGGAGTGATGAGTCTCTCAATTATTATGGGAAATATGTTTTCAGGTAAAACATCAGAACTGATACGAAGACTTAAGCGTCTGAAAGTGACTGATAAGAATATAATCGTTGTGAATTCAGCAAAGGATACGCGTTCACCTGATGAAGTTCTAAAAACGCACGATAACGTACACTTTGATTGTCACAAAGTGCATGATCTTTTTAGTCTCATAGAACGACCAGCGTTTCAGATTGCGGACATCGTAGCGATCGATGAGGGACAATTCTTCCCAAGACTGAAAAAATTTGTAGAGTATTGTCTCCTTGAAAATAAAAGTGTCATCCTCGCCGGTCTCGATGCGGATTCATTCCAGAGAAAGTTTGGAGAACTCATCGACTGTATCCCACTCGCATGTGATGTTACGAAATTGTCGGCACTTTGTATGATGTGCAGTAATGGAAATGTGGGACCATTTACGAAACGAACCGTACCCGATCTAAAACTGGAATTAATTGGAGGGAGTGATATGTATAAAGCAGTTTGTAGAAAACACCTCGATTCAAATTAAAACTTAAACCCTAAAACTCTCTTCTGTTTATTCGTTGAATGAGAAGGTACTGGTATACACAAACCACTATCTACCCATTTATCGCCATCATGAGCAGACCATCGAACTCCAAATTTATCGAGTGTTTTTCTACATAGTACACACGGTAAAGATATCCCGTCACCATAAATGGTTTTTCTCGTTATAATCAATTGACCGTATTTTCGATGAAGCCATTGAGTGAATTGATGTGGTTTATTACCACTTTTCATACACCTCGTATATAGTGTGCGAAGAAGTCTTCGCTCAGAACAGCATATGTTATCGCTCACGACACCTGGACCCTTGGACATGTAGCTCGTGACCGTACAATATTTCATTTAATTTCTCAGTCTACTACAAATGTTACTCACTATTCCCCAGACTATTATGGTTGCGATCCTTATACTGATTCTTGTCACGACAAAGAACTTGGGTAACCGACCGGCTATTGTCTTGGCCGTCGCGATGACTCTTCTTCATATGTATGATCACATTTTCCTACTTAAGCGTGGAAAGGAGAAAAAATTGGTTGAAAACTATTGCAGTGCCTGCAACGGTGCATAAAATTATTTTATTTCCTTTATATAAATGTACAGACGTTCCGAAAAATACCAGGTCGAACCTGAAGTGATCGTCGACAAGATCAAGACCCTCATGGTCGTCCCCAAGATGCCATTCGGTCTTACCGTGTTCCAAATTGTCCAGGTTCTCATGCTTGCGTACATCATCCTCAAACAGAATAAACTTGTCTAATTATAGTAATGAAGGTCAGACTCATCAAGAGTCCCAACCCCCAAAAGAAGTTCAGGGCGATCCTCCAAGATGGTCGTGAAGTTGACTTTGGTGGTCGAGGCTATTCTGATTACACGATCCACAAGGATCCTACACGAATGCGTTTATATGTTCAACGACATGGAGGGAATGTACCAGTCGGTGATCAAAGTGTTCATAAACGAATGTTAAATGTCACACGAAGTGATAAAGAGAAATGGAGTAGCAATGGTATTGCGACTCCAGGGTTTTGGTCGAGATGGTTACTTTGGAGTCAACCCTCTTTACCGTTGGCGAAGAAGTACATCACGAAACGATTTGGTGTTAGTTTTTACTAATACCACGACGTTTAAGATTTGCCTTTAATTCGGCGATGAGTTTTTGACGCACATTCGTCTGAACCTTTCTAGGTGGAGGTGGAGGTGGGGCAGGGACCCTTCGGTTTTTAGTCACGTTTAACAGAGATTTGCACATACCTAATGTCTGTTTGGCGTCATTCACACGATTCATCATATCACGTCTAACTTTTTTTCGAAGTTCTTGTGACGTAAGACGAACACGTTTACCCTTAACATCTTTCGTAATGCGTTGTCCAGAAGATTTAACTCGCTTCTTAAGTTCCTGATAGTCCATATATCATTTATAAAGAAAATAAACGATATACATCTATGTCGTATACCGACGATTTAAAAGAAACGAATCGTCTCATAAGAGAAGTAGTGTTACCGGAAATTGTAAATATTCGAGGTGAACTCGAAGAACTACGTCGTCACACATGGCCCTACGTACAGTCACAAAAAGAAAATAACCAAATGGGTGACATTCAAGCAAAGCGACGTTTTCTACAATACTTGAATGACGATGATGTGTTACATTTATTGAAAATCAAGGCATTCCTATCAAAATCTGGATCAGACCTGATCATGAGAGAATTCGACCTCATTAGAAATAGTTGTCCGTCCGGTACGTCTTCACAATGAAGGGTGTATCCTTTCCATAGACAGACACACTCTCACCACCGTAAAGTTCGGGACATCCGATATCCTCTGTACATTCACGACCATCGATGGTCACGGGGATGGGGTAGATTTGATCACCCTGTGTGGTTGTGTGATAATGATACCGATCACGGCGATTACGCACTTCACGACCGTACAGGGGTAAAGTCTCACCCGTTTCATTCGTGAGAATACCGATCTGCTGGAAGCGTCCGGGCTTGTACTTCTTAATTGGGGGACCACGGTACTCTGGTACTTGGGGTGACATCTGAACGGGGACGAAGCGATCGACGGGAACTTCGACTTCGACTTCGACTGGGTTCTTCACCATAGCATATATCATGATGACGGGAATCGAAAGGAGAACCAGTGAGTTGATGAGCTTATAGTTAATCTTCATCTTTATATTAAGCCATGAAATTATTAGGGGTCGATATTGGATATACGAATATGGGATTAGTAATGGCAACATGTGATGGGCCTCAGATCAATATCGATTATATAAAGAAAATTGACCTGGGTGAATATAAGTATAAAGGAAAATCCAACGATACTGCCGTGATCATTTCTTTATTTATAGAAGACTATGCGTTTTTATTTAAAGAGGCTGATGTCATACTTATTGAACGTCAACCACCTGCTGGTATGACAAATATTGAAAGTCTCTTACACTATATATTTATGGATAAGGTTGTATTAATATCCCCTCATAGTGTCCATAGACATTTCGGTATGCGTCATCTAGACTACGAACAACGGAAAGAAAGGAGTGTGGCTATCGCGTCTAAATACATAAAGGATATACCATACGAGCGTCAGCACGATATAGCAGATGCGTTATGTATGATCATACATTACAATTTTAAGATGGGTGTTCATTCATTTGATTCGTTTAGGTTTACTAAAATGTGAGTGATAGAACGAATAATGGATTCGAGTTCAAAGCGAGGATCAGGTTGAGACTTGAGATATTCGATATTGAATTCAGTCGTCTCAGTCCTCTCGAGTTCAGTTAATAGATTCTCGTATCGCTCTTCATCCTTCTCGAAACGTTCCTTCAGTTTTTCAGCCTTATCTTCGAGAAGTTCAACCTGTTCAGGGTATAGGTCGAGCTTTACTTGGTTGATGTGTTCTTCATCATCCTCGTCGACGTCTTCGAGCTTTTCATGAAGCTCGTCGATTCGAGTATGAATCTTTTCAATCTCGTTGACGTAGTTCTCTTTGTTGATAATCCTGGAATTTCTGATTGCCTCCATATATTTATATAAGGTGATTACCTTTTAAGTCCCATTATCGAGTGTATACGTCCAAGTCGAACTTGTACAAGCATCCATAAGGCAAATGCAGATAGTTTTATCAGGCGTCCAGAGGCGTCGTCTGATACGTTGTACACGGGATCTAATACACGTGACATGAAAGTATCAGCCTTCTCCTGACCTGTAAAATATATTTCGAGTTGTGTTAAACAACATGTGTCATCATTCGTGATCCAGTGGAAGAATACGAACGGTATAAACAGGGAGTACATCTCGAGCCAACGAACATCCTTTATGAACACTGGCACAACGACACCAGCGATCAGAATTATCAGGTGAATGAAGAAGATAATGTTCATATATAATAGACGATGAAAAAAGCGTGGAACGACCAACATGAAAATATTTTACGTCAATGGGGTGAGGCTTCTGCCTGTTACAGGTTCATGAACCATCGAGCCTATTTGATGTATAAGACTCTGTCCATGCGTTTTACCCTACCCGTTATTGTATTATCAACCGTCACGGGTACAGCGAATTTCGCACAAAGTTCGTTCCCAGAAAGTATACAGGGTGGTGTACCCGCAGTTATTGGTGGTATGAACCTCATAGCCGGTCTCATAGCAACAATCATGCAATTCCTGAAAATTAACGAACTCATGGAAAATCATAGGACGGCAGCGTTAGCGTATGGCCTATTATCTCGTAATATTCGCTTGACGTTAGCCCTCCCAAGGGAAGAAAGAAAGAAGGATGGTCTGAAATTTGTGGAAGAGTGTAAGGGTGAGTACGATAGGTTGATTGAACAATCACCCTGTGTACCAATTCGTATCATTCAAGATTTTGAAGCGAATTACCCGGATGATGAAACAGACTTTGTTAAACCCGAAATATTGGATGTTAGACCTATACATATATTAGCAGCCATCACGGAAGATACCCCATTTTCTAAAGTGGGTAAATTTTTCCAGTCAGAGGAAGGGAGTCATGCAGGATCGATAGACGTCGAACGAGGTGAATCACGAGAATAAACAAGATGACGTTGAAGATGAGGATACATGTCGCATATG